TATTTGTAGGCAATGTTATAACGAACAGCACGAGCAGATGGAGACCATGATGCAATGACTCGGATTTTTATCTGATTAGCTTCCTCGTATAATACCTGACGGAGAGCGAGCGATGCAGGCGGGTCTGGTGGCTGTGTTAGTACACTAACTGCACGTGGCTGTAGAACAATACCGCTCTCAATGTTTTGGTATTTGGATGGGTCGTGATATAGCGCAGATACTTGGTACGCAAACTCCTGCTCGCTAACGCTAACCACACGAAACAATTGCGACTGTAGAGTGTCCTGAGTAACGATATATGGCGTGCCTGCCAGTGGTGGCGTACTGTATGCCTGTACCAAACCCAACACGTTACCGATGTGTTCAGCAGGGCTACTGTTGCCATTTATAGTATTGATAAATTGCGACTCCGACTGACCAGTAGGTAGAAGAACGTGCAACTTGGGATTGGCATTCCGATCTATTGTTAGGTTGCGGTCTACCGTTATAGTGGCGCCATCTATAGTTGATAATCGTCCAGACAGCGTAACACCTGCTCTAGTCGGGTCCTGCACTTCAATTATGGTACCAGGACGGCATACTTGACCAGCATCAATTGATACTTGGAACGTAACTACGTCGGTTTCATAACGCTCAGAGTATAGTATCCAGCGACCTAGGCGATTTGCTGCTGCCTGCGACTGGCATCCCGTTGCCTTAACATCGCGTTTAACGATGCCATACCGACCGACTAAAACAGCGTCCTCAACGTACTCATAGTCCATCTCCTGCGTATCGGTATTAAACCACTCTACTACTACTACTGTAGAACGTGTGCGTGCGCTGCTACCTGAGTATGTAAATATGCCATCGATGACATTAGACGGGCTGTATATGTAGGATGTTGGCGTTGGTCTATCCTGCGCAATTGTTAGCGTACCAGCCGACCAGTATGACATGCCACGGAATACGCTGAGCATTGACTGGATAGCATCATACGCCTCCGCTGCTGAGTTAATGTTTACGTTTAGTAGATACCGTGGTTCCGTTGCACCTTTGCCGTCAGATACTAACTGGTTACAATATTGGGATGCTGAGTAAAATGCCCATCTGTCTAGCTGACTAGCTGTTATGTGTTGACCAACGCCATACCGACTGTTAGTTAACATATCGTACAGACACCATGCTGGGTCGGCGCACCATGTAGCTGCTGCAAAATTGCCAGTCCATACGCCGTTATAGATCAGCCTGCCATTGGTCTGGTCTACAGTCGCATTATCTGGAATTAACACCTTTAGACCACGTATCCAGTACGACCGTTGCGGGACTGTTGTAAACTGTCGAGCATTTAGACGTAGACCGATTACAGCAGAGTTTGGATATGCTAATTTGGCAGTAATGATGTAGTTGATGCTACTAACAAACGTGCCATTCTGCAGCATGTCGCTCGTGCTGTCAGCCGTTAGCCGTGTAACACGCACTGCCCGACCATTGACGGAGGATGGCAACGCAAAACCATATTGCTTGGTAAATGGCTGCGATGTGCGACCGCTGATGACAGTCTGACTCTCTGGCAGTGCTAGCGTGTAGGTCGGTGACGCGCTGTCCGTATCTATGCTGTACTCGATTTTGAATGCCACGCTTGTTCCATACACATCGCCCTTATCCGTGCGTTGCTCTAGGCTGCGCACACCAAGTGACAGTTTAATATAGTCAACGTTATCATCTAGTATTGGAAGAACCTTAACACCACCGTTTAGTGAACGTTCTAGCGTTTCTCCGATATTGGTCTCCTGGTCTATGTCAGGAAAATTCGCTAACGGTTGTTGCGATTGCGTGCCAGTCGCTAACTGGACAGTAACGTTAGTAAAATTGGTTTTGCCGTCAGGTTCAACTAATGGCACTTTATCTAGATAAATGCTATCTAGTCCAATAATATTTGACACTGCAACAGCAGTGGCTGTTGAGATATTGCGGCTTGTTTTGGATACTACTGTGAATTGTGTTGTCGATATTACAGAGTCGATTATCTGTATCCCATTGTCTGCGCTAGCACCACCTGTAAATGTAAACTGCGCATTGGTTTTTGGGATGATTTTGCGTGTCTGGTTATGAGTTATTACTATAACAGTACCCGACTGTGTATAGGTGCCAGCGAAGTTGGGTATGCGTGTTTTTAGTCCCTCTATCTCACCTTCGCCAATAAGTTCCAATACGTCAACAAAGGATTCATTAAAGAGGTTATTAGGCGTTACTGTTGGCTCGTATATAGGCGGAAGAACTACCATCGCTATTGGTGGCAGTGGCGCAAATTGTATTGGTGGCGGTGGAGGAGGAGGTGGTGGTGGTGGTGGTGTCCTAGCTCCTCCACCAAATTCGCCGTGTATAACTTGATCGTCCATGCTACCTACCTGCTGTCAACAGTAATGCCTAGTGATATAACTATGCTGCCAACGATTGGCTGTCCATAAATAACTGGTACGCTAGTGCCTGGCTGGCTGCTGTTTGATATACCACTGAAATTATAGGTTTTTTCGCCGCTCTCTGAAGTCTGTAGTTCAGGACGGTTAAGGGCTAGACCCGTTGTTGTTGAATCGTAGTTGCCGAGCGATGGCGTGCCAATGTAAGGAATTGGCGATAGTAGCTGCGACGTGTTACCAGATGCTAGTGCGCTCCGTATACCGCTGTCTGGTACTAACGACTGCAACGTACCAAACACGTCGGATGATACCGCTGACAGTATCTGCCCGCCGCTTATTGCATCCTGTGCACCATGCACAACAGGCAGCACTTCAATAGTTCCTGGACTAAACTGATCAACTAATTCTGTTGGCTGTACAATACGGTCATTGACACGTATGACTACGCTGTTACTGCATAGCCACGTAGTGAATAATTCGTAATTTGCCTGCATAAACCGTAGCGCATCGAGCACGGAAGAACAGTTAACATCCCAGGTTGACTGTCCCGTTAGCATAGCTAGGCTGCCATGTAGTATCAGTCGCATAGCCGATACACACCCTCTGTAGTTTTTAACCAGAACCCATCATACAGGTCAACGCTGCTCAGTCGGTTTGGCACCTGATGAAGGATTTGGTTATTGCCTAGATACACGCCAGCATGAGTTGGCAGTCCAGAGTCACCAATTGCCATGGCTACTATGTCACCGTACGCAATGTCGGTTACACGTCTGAATCCGTAGTTCATCCACTGTGCAAACAACGGTTGTATCTGCCACATCGCAATTGGTGGACGTTCAGCATCAGGTAACGTTAAACCTAGTTCGGACTGATACCAATCTCGTACTAACGTCCAACAGTCCTGCACACCCCAGCAAAACTCACGACCAACAAATGGTGCAGTTTGGCATGATTCTGGACGGAATATGCTATAGTCGCCAGCAGCATTAACAATGACCCATGGCAGCGCTGTAGTTTCCGCTACTTCACGGTCAGTCTGCGACGGCTCTACAGAACCAACATGACTATGGACAATCGCTATTACCTGACACCGTTGTTGAATGTCATGTAACTCTTCTGGACAAATTCTAAAGTACCTTTCTGGTATCAACGCTGTATTTTTGCAACGTTTGTAGACACGACGACCATCATGGATAGCGATGACACCGCATATCTCCTGGTCGGGATATTCGTTACAGTGTTGCATAATATAATGCAGTAGCCGTTGATCTATCATCGTCGTTGTCCTACTCCTGGGAAACTACCAAAGGGTAGCGTGCCTGTACCAAACCGCTTCTTGCATGAACTTAACCGTTTACCACATACGTCTAGGTTTGCTGTTGCTACCGACTGATCTTCATTGTTATAATAATTAGTCCCAGTATAACTGCATTCGGCTGACCTATACCGCCACTGGCACAGGTTAGCAATGACCTGACGTTTTGGTATACGCACGCCGTCTAGGTCGATGGCAGACGCTAGCTCAAACACTACTACATCACGGTTCTCCTGTGACCTGTTGTCTATTAAATACACCTCAGTAGGCATCCTTGCAAGTGGGTCAGCCGTTGCATTATACGACACATTCACATTACCGCTGGCTGTTGGTTGGTCAGGTGCTGTATATGTAAACGTTGTTGCTGTTATGGCTGTTATAGTACGCAGTCCATCGGTAGCGCTACCCGTTGTAATATTGATATAAACATTGTTGCCAACCTGTAACGTATGACCGCTTGCTATCGTAATGGTAACGGTCTGTGTACCTGGTTGGTTATAAGTACCTGTATATGTAGCAGCAAAGTTGGCTGAATCAATAAATTTTTTAAGCGTACGAATCCTAGTTACCTTAGCTCCAGACACATCATTACCTGGGTTAAAGCCATTGGATAGCAGGACAAGTTGCGTGCCAACATCTGACAGGTTAGATAGTTGTAATTTAGGACGTGGCAGTGGACCCTTAGATGAGTACTCAAACCCGTCTGCTATTATAGGCAGTCTTGTGTATGTGTTCTGGTCATATACTAGATTGGCATGGAGATCGTTGGTACCTGCATGAAAATAGTAGGTATCGCTAACTCCGTGAAGGTCTGCGTATAACGTTATCTGATACAGTTCGATTATGGCAGACGGAGATAGTAACTGCAATTCCGCCTGTGTTTTGCTAACGATTGAGTACGTTGTACTACCAGACACGGGCACTGGACTAAACGTACCGTCTATAATAACAACACGACCGACGACATTATCGCTAGCATCACGGTCTATACGATAACCGCTAATGTATCGAGTCTGACCTGACCCAGTGCCACCAGTAAGCGTTATACTCATCCCACGGTATGCACTATCTACGTCACTAGCAGTAGTCGCCAGGTTGATGGTAGTAGAGCTTCCGCCTAAACAGGTACCTGCGGTCATGGTTCAGCCACCTCCTCAAACGTTGCCTGTACAGCATTAATATTAAATGCCGTTATTGTTTGTGTCCACTGACGACATACCCATTGACGACCACTAACGCCATTTGGTGTTGTCCAGTCAAAAGCCTCCGTGCCACCACGAGCATCAAGGAATGCTAGTATCGCCTGTATTTCTGCATCGGTACGGGATGCAAATTGCAACTGCCATACCTGTAGATTATTGTTGATGCCATAGGCTAGCCGTTGCTCATACCCATCACCAAACCTCACAGTGCGGACACGTGGCGTTTGTTGTAGGCTAGCGCCAAAGTCTGGATAGTATGTGAATGTACTCATCGCAGGCTACCTCCTGGTCGTTGTTGCCTACTGATCTCATCCTGTACAGCACGAGCAATCCGTCGCCCTAGTTGTGCTGCATTAACGCTATCAGATGTTTGGTTCAGTCCATTAGAACTAATAGATACTGACACGTTGTTAGTCGTACTAGAGCCACCGCCACCAATCAACGATACTGGTATAGTACGACCATCAGGCAAAGGTACATACGCCTCTGGCATACTACCTTCACCAAACATGGCTAACTGCGGAGACCGTGCGATGCCTCCACGTGCATACTTTTGTGGTTTCAGGTAGCCACGCAGCGGGATACCAGCCGACTCACGTATCATTCGTAGGAATGGGTTTTGTTCATCTCGTACACGGTCATTAAACCAGTTTTGCGTTGGCTCTAGTTCTTTGTAGTAGTCACCGAGCATGCCGCTAATCCCTAGCCTACGCCCAGCTTCAAATTGCTCCTGGTTACGGATGATGCCAAATGCCTGACGCTGCAAATTAGATATAAACGCTCCTACATTTTCGGAGTCGTATGCGCCTGTCCGTTGCATCAAGGTATATGCGTTTTCATTATTAGTAAAAAATTCGCCAATGCCACGGTTAATAAGGTAGTTGGAAAATTCGGTATCATCGAAAAATTCTTTGTTGTCGGCAACCAGGTCTTCAACTGACCGTGCGAATAATTGTTGTATATGGTCACTACTAACATCACTAGGTCGTACATCGTCGAGGATGGTATACAGCATTCCAACATACTCATCAAATACGGCATCCATGCGTTCACGCAAAGCAGCGTCTTCATGATACCTGCGAGCTAACGCAGTGTCTGGCATCCCTGTTAAGAATGTATTTAGGAATGGGTCATCAAACACGTTGTAGCGTTGTGGATAGTAAACGCCGCCATTGGCAAATGACTTAATTGTGACTGGTATAGAGCGTCCGTCTGGCAGTGGTACATACGCCTCTGGCATACTACCCTCTCCAAACATGGCTAGTTGTGGAGTACGTGCAATGCCTCCACGTGCATATCGAGATAACGGTAACAAACCGTCTGGTGTCATAATTCCGCCATTAGCTAGACCAACAAATTTAGTACCTTGTGCCAGTCCATAAGTAAATCCTGACGCTGCACCTGTAAACGCTCCGCTCGCAGCAGGTACAGCGTAATTTGCCATAGCTCCAGCACGTGCAGCACTTGCTATATCACCAATACCACCACCACCACCAAACAGTCCCTTAAAAAATCCAAATATGCCACCACCGCCGCCGCCTATGGCAGCCATGATTGCCTGTAGTACCGTTGCTTCAATAACCATTGCTATTAATTTCTGCAATATTTGGTTCAGCACATTTAACACAACATTGTTTAGCACTTCTCCCAGCGACTGCGACCCCTGGATCAGGTTCATGATGCCCTGTGTTATGTTTTGACTGATAATGTTAGCAATGTCAGTCTGTAACTGACGCTCGATGTTTATCATCTGTATATGCTGCTGCTGTGCCACTAGCTCCTGCTGGTATAGTGCTGGTAGTTGCTGGAGCTGCGTTAACTTGCCTTGGTTCAATACAATTTCATTTTGCAATGATTGTACTTGCTGTTGGTCTAAATTACCAATTTGTATCTGTAGTTGCAGGTCCTGGTTGCGTTGCTGTAGCGCTGCTGCCTCAATGCGCGCTTGCTCCTGCACCTTGATAACACGATTAGCTACTTCCTGTCCGACCTGACGTTCTAGTTCTAGCTGTTGTAGTGTTAATTGATACTGTTGTTGTGCCATCGCTAACGCTCCACTACGTGGGTTTGTTAGGTCTGACGGATACTGTGGTTGTATGCCATACTGTGCAGCCTGAAGGTTTGCTCCTACTGTCTGCATACCGATGTTCTGTATCTGTCCAGGATATGGCATTAGACCCATATAGTTGGGCTGTGCGAATAGGGACGAAAATTGTCCTGGATACATCTGTCCAAAGTTCTGATATTGCAATGACTGAAACGCACCTGTACGCAACTGCGCTAACTGGTTGTCGCCAAAAGGGGTCGTCGATGCTGTATACGGATTAAATTTAATTCCTCCACTTGCAAATTGATATAACTGTTGCGCTGCCTGTGGTGCTAATGACTGCACAGTCACAGGCACTGGTGTTAACTGCACGTTGTTCTTCGGCATAAACCGTAAATATGAGCCATCAGTATATGTTGGCCAGTCATCAAATCTATTGCCACGATTTTTGAACAGACCATACGCTGCCTTTGCATTTACGTTTTTGTCAAATAAGTCTTCATTTGACCTTAAACCAAACTGCCGTCTACGTTCTGGACCCAATGCGTTACGCATATTGATCTGCCATAGCCCAAGACTGTAATCAAGTCCTTTATCATTAAATGCCCTAGTGTATCCGCTGCTCTCAGCCATGGCAACAGCAGCCATAATAATAGCGTCGTTTTTGTTAAACCCAGCAGCATGTGCGACCTGTGCAATCTGATCAAAGGTTAACCTCTCTCCTTTTGGTTTTGCACCTGTTAGCGACAACTGTGTTGATGGAGTCGATTGTGTTGTTAGTGGTGGTGGTGGTAATGCGTTGATGTTCCCAGTAGGTAATCGGCTAAGACCCTTGCCTGGGGTCTTCAATATGTCCTGCTGACTGTCCAGATATTTTCTGTCTAGGTTGATAACCTGCTGTTTACTCTCTAACTCTGCCTGAGCGATAGCGTTAACATTTTGCAAATACTGCTCCTGTATCTCTAGTCGTTCACGTTCGGCATTTAACACTGCATCCTGTTGATTGCGAGTGTAGGTATTAGATTGTGTAATTAGGTCAAACTGCTCCTGTGTCAGTTCACCAGACCGCAACTTAAACCGTAGGTCAGCATCTTCACGTGCACGGTCTCGACGGAGTATGGCATCCGCTAGTTTGCTTTCCGCATCGCCACGCTGTTTAATAAAATCTTGTTCTAATTCTTGTATACGTTTTAGTGCATTTATACGTTGATCAGCAATGTCCTGTTCATACCCAGCACGCAAGTCAAATATTTTTTGTTCAATCTGTTGACGCTCTCTTGCCTGCTGCTCCGCTAACTGCTGGGCTCTTTTTGCCTCTTGCTCAGCCTGTTGCTTACGTCGCTCGGAAGCAGTACCATCCATCTCAGCAATTTTATTGTTGACTTCCTCAATCTGTTTTAGTATCCCAGCACGAGCGGAGGCGCTAGTTGCCTTTTCCAGATCAGCTTGGAATTTTGTTAACTCCTCTTTTAATGCCTTTATAGAATTTTGTGCTTGTTCTGTTACAATTGTTGGTATTGATTTTGTATCTGGTGGGATAAATCTTAGATCATCAGCAGTTGGATCATTGGTGCCTTGTACTGCCTCTCCTATCCTATTACCTATTATCCGCAGCCCGATAGTAGGATTAAATGGAGCCGTACCTGCTATAGCGATAGCGTCTTTTGCCCAGCTAGGTAAGCCATTAAACCCATCAACTACACTTTTTATACCTCGTAACAAATCTGGCAGAATAGTAGCAGCCAGTGTTTGGAGCGCAACATTAAATTCGACCTGCGCTTCGTGCAATTCCTTTAGGGCATCTACCTGCCGTTGTGTTAGTGGTGCCTGCCTGCCCTGCTCGGCGCTTAATTTTTGGACTGCACTTAGGTACTGCATGTTGCCATTCTCTAGCACAAGCATCGCATTAGCAGCTAGCTTTTGATCTTTAGTCAGGTCCTGCGTGGCACGCCCATAGTCTAGTAGTATGTCATACGCATCACGG